CGAGCAGTCCAAGTCGCAACTCCTTAAAATTGCAGCGAAAAGGGGTGCCCCGGCTTCGAAACCCACCAAGCCGACCTCCGAGGGTGCGAACGAACCGTCAACCAGCCGGTCAAAGCAAAAGGATACGAGTGTAAGCACTCACAAACCGCAGTCCATCGTCGATGTCTTGCGGGTTCGGAGGGCGGCTCGAATGAAAGCCACAAAAGGCTAACCAAATCAGGGAGGTAGTTTAAAAATGGCAAGTCCGTTCTCTTGGACCTTCGACGCCCCTAGCGGCACTTTCAAGTCGCATGAGATGTCGGAGGCGCTCTATACCGTCGCGATCGAAGACTCGGTCTTCATGGATCACGTCAAGCCGGTTCCCGAGTTCGGCCGGAAGATGGGTGAGACGATTACCCTCAAACGTGTCTCCGCTGTTTCCGAGCCCACGTCCGCGGACCTCGTGGAAGGGATTCGAATCCCCGAAGACATCCTGACCGTCACCACGCGAGCAATCACGGTTGGTGAGATCGGTCGGTCGGTTCCCTACACCTCACTCGCTGAAGACCTTTCCGCGCTCGATCTGGAGAATTCCATCCAGTCCGAGTTGAAGCGTCAGATGACTCTCGTGCTTGACACGAAGTCGGCGACCGCCTTCAAGAACGCGAAGGTCAAATACGCGATCACTGGCCCCACGTCGAACAACATCGCGACCAACGGTACCTTCGGCGCGACCTCGACTGACAACATGAACGTGTATCACGCCGAGGAGATTCGCGACTACATGTACGACACTCTCCAAGTCCCCGAGCTTGATGGCGGCGATTACGTCGGCATCTTCCGCACCCTCGGCATTCGCGGCTTGAAACGCGATCCTGACTGGGAAGAGTGGCACAAGTACACCGATCCCGCTGCGAAGTTCAACTCCGAAGTTGGTCGTATGGAACGCATTCGTTTCATCGAAACCAACCATAACAAGGCTCTCGGTAAGGTCGGCTCTGGTTCCGTCCTCGGCGAGGGCGTTGTCTTCGGCGCTGACGCAGTCGCGATGATCGAAGCCCTAACCCCGGAACTTCGTGCCGCACTACCCGGCGACTTCGGCCGTGAGAAATCGGTTGCGTGGTACGGCGTGGTGGCAATGGATACGATTTGGGATACCGGCAACGCCGGGCAAGCCCGCATCGTTCACGTCGGCTCACTGTAATAAGGGAGGAAATCTAGAAAATGTATACCAGTGGTGGATTGATTGAGTTTCGGGTCGCTCGTCGGGCAGACCTTAACTCGGCCGCAGATGTCACCGGCGGAACTTGGGCTCCTGCCTTCCAGCCGATGTATGTCGTCGGAGTGGCAGCGATCATCGACAACGATATCGGTGCTGCTGGCGTCGTGAAATTCGACAAGCGGCCTACGTTCGGTTCCGATTCAGGCAGAGGCGACGGCGATGTCGGCGTCTTGAACCTGACCACGGCGCATCTTCAAGGCATGGTCGTTTACAAACGCGTGACTCCGATCAAGATCAGCCCCGGCGAAGAAGTCGTGGCGCAGGTCACCGATGTAGCCGCGGCGTCAGATACGGCTGACCTTGTCCTGCTCCTGTCTCCGTCTCCCGACCACCCGGCGAATATGCCGGACATGGTCGCAAGCACCTAATCGGGGGTTTGAATGGCTGACATTGCTGCAAGTGACGTGGCTGTCACGATCGAGAAGCGTTCCATCGAAGGCAAGAATCGACGCAACCGCGTCAAACTTGTCTTCGGTGACGATGCGCTGACTTATCCCGCCGGGGGTGTCCCTCTCCCGGCCTATTCGAAGTTCGGCATGAAGGTCCGTCTCGACTTTCTGACCATCTTCGATCAGGATGACAGCAAGGGGCATTTCTGGAAGTACGACAAGACCAACAACAAACTTCGTTGCTACGTCCAAGGCGTCGTTAATGGCGCCGCGGGTGCGGTAACGCTTGACGACTTTCCAGTCTCGGCTGGTGATGGTGTGACCGGGTCCCTTTCCATGAGTTTCAACAACAACGCCGGTGCCGGTACGCAACGGTGGGGTGTACTCAAGGAAGCGGCGACCGGGGACGCGCTCGAAGCCATGACGATGTTTGCCGAGGCTGTCGGTTGGTAACTTCGTAGTCGTTCCACAATACTAGGAGGGAATCGAAATGGCACTTGAACTACGAGGGGTGCATGTCTTTGAGAAGGCGCCGGGTGCAGACCATGCGACTCTCAAGAGCGTGCGTCCCGTTCTCCGTCTCTCGTCTCGCGACAACGGCGAAGTCTTTATCCAAGGTGGAAGGTACTGGACCGCCGGTGGAGAGGCTATCAAGTCGAAGGACTTGCCTGCTTGGGTCGGCGACGAGATCAAGAAATGCTCGCCCGCCGCGCTTGCTGAATGCGGGATTCACGTCAAACTTGTCGAGACCGAATCTCCCACCGAGCCGCAGGCGACTTCAAAAGAGGTTGAGTAATGGCTACCCGCACCCACTCTGGCGTCTGGCTATCCAAGGGCGTCTACCAAGTTACTTGGTCCGGTCTGCTGAACGGGGACGTGGGTGACGATGTCAATCTGTCCCAGTTTCCCGATAAGAGTGTCCAGATAAAAGGCACCCCGGGGGCTGGTGGCACGCTTGTCATCGAAGGGTCGAATGACGGTGGTACCACTCGCGCTCAGTTGAACGATTCCAGAGGCGAAACCAACGCTTTGTCTTTCACTGCGGTTGATATCCGCACCGTCCTCGAAAATACCCAAGTCATCCGTCCAAACGTCACCGGCGGTGATGGTACTACCAACCTCGCCGTTGTGATCGTCGCCACAAAGAGGCGATAACATGAAACATTTTTTCGATTGGCTCCTCAACAGGAAGCAGGAGTCGGTTCGACTGTCGCCTGTTATCGAGCCTCTTCCGCATCTCAACGCGCAGCAGCGCAGGGACTTCTGGCACGCTGAAGCAAGACGTATTCTTGGCGAAGCCAGAGCCGCGATCGCTCATAACAACGAACTCGCAGCGATCGAGCTTGAGAAGGCGAATGCGCCATACGTTGCTGAGATTCGACGCGCCGAGGCGATGTACGAACAAGCGAAGCGCGAGGATTCGTAATGGCAGCCTACAATAAATTCCAAGACTTCGTCCAGCAGCTATTGACGGCCGTGCACGACTTCACTGCGGCCGGTCATGTCATCAAGATATACCTGTCGAACACGGCGCCGTCCGCGTCTCTGGACGCTGTCAAAGCCGACCTTGCCGAGATTGGCAGCGGGAATGGGTATACTGCCGGTGGCGAGGATACGCAGAACACGATGGCCGAGTCTGGCGGCGTTGCGACTGTTACCTGTACGAAGGTCGTGTGGACCGCTTCCGGCGGCACGATCGGCCCGTTCCAGTATGTCGTCGCATACAACGATACGTCGGCGAGCGACAACCTCATCTCGTGGTGGGACTACGGTTCTGCCATTACCCTGCAAATAGGCGAGACATTCACCGTCAAGTTCAACAACGGCGATCCAACGGGGACGTTGCTGACATGCGAATAGGAATATACAATCTCTGCTGGCGCTTTGCGAACTGGCTTCGCCGTGCCGTTGGTCGACCGGCTCTGGCGAAGCGTTGCTGCCGCAATCCCAAGAATCTCAAAGCAGTCAATCTCCGCCCCGGCCTTGCGATGAACGTCTGTCGAGAGTGCGGCTGTCGGCATTTCGAAGCTGTCGCTGACCCTGTCCTGCTTGGCGTATTTTTCCCGTCGAAGCCGCAAGTATGATTCTGCTTCCAACGCCAGAGGAAATCGCAGGCGTGCGTTGCAGGAATCCGTCGTTCCTGCGCAGCGCGGTCGGCGGGATCGAGATCGACCATCTCCGGGCCGATCGCTGGCGTTCGCATCCAGCGCATAAGCAGCGTGGCTATCTCGGGGCGATGGCCGGAGGCTTCCACGCCTACGCCTGCAACGATGAGGTCGCCAGTGGGAATCTTGGCACGTCCATCACTCCCGGCGCGAACGATGCGATGGGCTCGTGGACCGAGATCATGTCGGATACGCTCATCACCGATGACGCCTACGGCATCGCGATCTGGCTGCATTCCAATAACGTCTCCACTGCCGCCCGGCCTACGTTGGTCGATATCGGGTCTGATCCTACAGGCGGCACGACGTGGGCAACGATCATCGCCGGTCTGAACTGCGCTATGGCCGGGTCGATGAACTCGGGAAACGGCGCATCGTACTTCTACTACTTCCCGTTGTTCATCAAGGCTGGCACGGCGCTCGCGGCAAGAGC